ATGGCGGGTCATTCTAAATGGGCCAATATTAAGCATCGTAAAGCGAAACAAGATGCCAGTCGCGGTAAAGTTTTTACTAAATATATTCGTGAAATTGTCACTGCTGCAAAACTTGGTGGTGCAGATCCTGCCAGTAACCCTCGCCTTCGTGCCGTTGTCGAAAAAGCGCTTTCTGTCAACATGACACGAGATACCATTAACCGTGCAATTCAACGCGGTGTGGGTGGTGAAGATAATGATGATTTAAAAGAAGTAACCTACGAAGGTTATGGTGTAGGTGGTGTTGCTGTTCTTGTTGAAACAATGACAGACAACCTGAACCGTACAGTTCCAGATGTTCGCCATTGTTTCAGCAAAACTAATGGTAACTTAGGTACCGCAGGTTCTGTTGCTTACCTATTTACCAAACGTGGTGAGATTACTTTTGACGATGTTTCTTTAGAAGATAAGATCATGGACGTTGCTTTAGAAGCTGGTGCAGAAGATATTGAAGTTTCAGAAGATGAAATTTTAGTAATCACTTCTCCAGAGACTTTTGGTGAGGTTCAAGATGCTCTTGCAGCTGCTGGTTTAAAATCAGACAATGCTGAAGTAGTGATGAGCCCTTCTACTAAAGCAGAAATCACTGATATTGATCAAGCTAAACAAGTAATGAAACTCATTGATATGCTTGAAGATCTAGACGATGTACAAAACGTTTATACAAACGTTGAGTTTAGTGATGAAGTTTTAGCGCAACTTGATGCCTAAGACGAGAAAACGCACCAAATGGTGCGTTTATCTTTTATATAAATCAAATAGTTAAAACATGATGTTGCAATCTTGTTGCACTCGGTTTTAAAAACTACACTTTAAGATTTCTATTAATTTTAAAACCTATTAAAATTTATTTTAAATCTACTTTAATGGGAAGCTCCCAACGGCGTCTATTAAATGTCACGGTTCCATCAATGTTTATTGGTAATTGATTGCCGTTGTAGTCGAAAACCTTTAAAACTTTACCGCCTTTGTTTACCTCAGCAAGCAAATTACATGTGTGCTCAAGCTTTCCAACTTCTGTGACCATAATCATTAATTGCTGCATACTAAAACCTCGAGAGAATACAATTGAGAATAATTTTGCTCAAAATGTGCAATTATCCAGATTATTGAGCAAATAATTGCACATTAATAAAGGCTCTTACTCAAGAGCCTTCACAATCGCACCGTGTCTTGCTTTGCAGTCATTATATTTTGCAACTGTATCAACTGACCAGATCATTAAATCTTTACCAGTTGTGCCCTCAATTTCATTTAAATTAGGGCACGGCTGGATGAGATTAGCTGGTATTACCGGCTTTGATAAGGTCGTTGATTTGCTGCACGCCATCAGCGTCAACACAAGCAGACTTATAAACAGGACGCTCCACGATCTTTTGCACTTCACGCTCAACATATTCGACTTTGGTGTTTTGCTCTGCTTTGACTTGTTCATAGTCTGCGCTCACTTTATTGATCTGATTTTGCTTTTCTGCAAGAGCTTTCAAATTCTTGCGCTCAATCTCTTGGATCTGCGATTGACACTTTCGTTCAGCTTCTTTTAGCTGTCCAGTTTTGTAATTGAGTACGGCCAAAGATATGGCCAATAAAAAAGCGAGAAACAAAATAATGATTTCTCGCCAATATTTAGCAGCAAATACAATCCACATCACTGCGCTCCTATACATTTAGCATGTCTTTCAAGCTGTCTAGTCCAGACGCCATAGCATCCATTTTTACGAATAGAGCAATCGCGCTTTGCAACGTACTTATATTTAAGTAATGAGTCGCAAGCCGCTTTATATTGACCAGCTTTCAAGTGTTTAAGCATTGATGATTTTGCGAATGTTGGTACCCCGTACTGATATGAAAAATCCAAGTAAAGGTCATATTCAGTTTGTGATAATTTCACGCCCTTCAATGAATCTTTAAATGCTACTTCACGTTTTGCGACATCATTACGCAACCATTTATCTGCAGTCGCGCGTGTAATTGGTGGATCTGTCATTTTTACTGGTGAGCCATCGGGTTTAAATGTAGAACCATGGCCCTGTGTTGGCCGATCCCCTTTAACGGGAATTACTGGCTTTGATGTAAACCCTTCATCGTTTTTTACGCCCACAAAAAAAGCAGCCGAAGCTGCTAAGACTGCTGCAATATATTTAGTCTTGTTTGACATTACAGTCACCTTTTAACTTTTTAATACGTAGCTCGTACTCTGCCTTTCGTAACTTATGCTCTACCTTCTCACGGCGATTACGCGCCCAAGCAAAATAAAGCTGTACAGCCAAACCAAGTGCAGCGATTACTAAACCACCCCATGCAATAACATCGATCTTTGCTGCAAATCCGATAAATGACCCCACACCGCTAGTTGCTGTTACTTTTGATGTTAATGTTGCTGCACTAGCTTCAAGTGCAGACTGGGTTTCAGACATTTTATTTCTCCAGAAATAGGCAATAAAAAAGCACCCGAAATGGGTGCTTCATAACTATTGAATGAGTTAATCTCTTAAAACTAACTCATCATTTTTAACTAAATACTTATTTGCTGATACTTGATGATCCACTTCTAAAAACTGTTGCCCCTCTTCAAGATGAATTGTTTCAACTAGAAACTTAGGGCACTCAATTAAATTTTGTATTTCACCAGTTTCAACCTCATAAACTGCAAAATATGCCATTACTTCCTCATCGTCATTGCATGAATATAACGCTGTGACACATTCATTGAGCCACCTGACACTGCTTTAAGTTGTAATTTAAAAGTTCCAGCAATGCCAGTTGAATCATGTCTTGAAATATTCAAGGTTCCAGCACTACGAGAATTGCCTTGCACAGTAATATTGTGCGTATGTGCACCACCTTCTGACATCACTACATTGCCACTTAAATTAACACTATGACTATGTGAACCATTACTGTTTGTACTGCCATTGGCATTGAATGAATGGCTATGATAATCCCCTCCCGCATTTGTTGAACCTGTTGTACCACTCGCATTAAAGCTATGACTATGTGAACCATCTTGTCCGGTATTACCTGAGACATTCACAGTTGAGCCATTATGGTTATGTGAGCCATTTGCATCAGTAATTAAAGCAACAGAACTGTGCTCAATAAAGTGAACTTCCAGATCCTCAAAAACGACTTGATCATTCTTAAGTACACGGCATAAAACCTGTTGTTTAGGGCTGTATCCAGTAAAACTAAATACGGCACCAAAAGTTAAAGTTGTATGCCCCATATCAGATGGAACTGCCAAAGTCTGAATCGTGACATACTCAGTATTTACTGCGACCGAAATCTCAGCAAATGCTGAAACTGGAACTGTTACAGCATTATCTTTGATTTTCAGCGTATCCACTTGAGCATTGCCGATATGTGCTGTTTGAATTGCTCCATCTTCAATGTTGGCAGATTTAGCCTTAAGTGCACCAAGATCAGAGCTAATTGAGCTAAGTTTCTCTACCCAGAGCTTATCCGCATTAACCGTTCCGATTACCGCATCATCAAGCTTTAAACCTGCTGGAATCACAGTGCCATTTGGTAACGTGACTGGTGAAGCCTGATAAACAAATGCATATTTGGCCGCATTACCATTTGCAGCAGGTGGGGCAATCGCAAACATATCAGCACGAATAATAAAGTTAGATGACTTGCCAGAATTCATCAAACCAAATCCAGCAACATAACCTCCTGTATCGAGTTTGACAGTGTACTGTGTACTTATCCCATCAATAGCATCTTGCTGAGTTCGAATACTTGCAGTATGTCCATCGACAGTTGATTGAATCGTATCGACTTTACCTGCTGTAGCCCCTTGAGCATCACTGACCGTTTTAACTTCACTCTGTACAGTTGCCAAATTACTTAAAAATTGCACCTGCACTGTATCTATTCGTTGCCCAAGTGCGCTATCAGCATTTACACGTGCAGTAGATTCAGAAGCAATAGTTGCCTTATTTTCATCTATCTGAGTCTGAGTAATATCAATCCGCTTACTTAGAGCCAAGTCACCTTCAGCTGCTGCTGACTGTAATGACCATGAGCCAGCCTCTGTTGATGAACTGTCCGCAGTTAGTGAAGTACTATCTGCGGTTAGTGGGGTAACTTTTGCAAATACTCCACTTAATCGCTCGGTATTTGCATTGATCAAATCCCCTTGCTCATCAACGATAGCTTTCACGCTATCCACATAACCGGTTGAAGCCTTGTCTCCAAGTTCAGCCTCTACAGACTCAACACGATCAATTGCTGCACTAGATGCATCTGCTGCTGCATTGGCTTGTGATAATGCTGTAGCTGCATTTGCCTTGGCTGTTGCAGCGTCACTACTGGCAGTGCCAGCTGTTGCTTTCGCCTGATTCGCTACAGTAACAGCAGACCCAGCTTCCGAAACTGCTGCTTCAGATTTAGTTACAGCAGTAGCACTATTTTCAAGTGCCTGACCTGCTTGATCAGTTGCAGTATTGACTTTGACATCAATTGCATCAACTTTTAAAGCGGTTGCTTCATTGTCTGCAGTATTAATATCAACTCGTTGACTCACTGCTGCTAAAGCTGCATCGTTACTCGCTTTATAAACATTTAAAGCTTGTACCGTAGCAGCATCACCATTCGCTCTTGCTGTAGCTTCCTGTTGAATTAATGCAGTGTTTTCACCAACTGAAGCTAAAACAGTATCAATGCGCTTACTTAAAGCTAAATCACCATCTGCATAAGCAGACTGAATTGTCCACGCCCCTGCTTGATTACTTCCACTATCCGCTGTCCAGTTGTTCTGGTCTGCGGTTAAAGGTGTAACCTGAGCATAAACACCTTCCAATTTTTCAGTTTGAGCTTTAACAACGCCATCAATATCCTCTACATTCGCTTTGACCTCTTCAAGTGCGCCAGTTGATGCCTTATCCTCTAAAGCAACATTGATTTCATCAATAGATGATGCATTGGCACTAGAAGCATCTGCAGCAGCTTGCGCTTTACTTAAAGCAGTTGCAGCATTAGTTTTTGCAGTTGCAGCATCACTACTAGCGGTATTGGCTGTATTAATAGCACCATCTGCTTTTGAACTTGCCGATTGTGCTGTTGCTGTTGCTTCCCGTGCCATTGATGAAGCTGAACCTGCTTGAGACACCGCTGTATCAGCCTTGCTTATGGCAGTAGCACTATTTTCAAGTGCTTTGCCAGCATCATCCGTGGCAACCTTTACACTGGCTCTTAAACCATCAATTGCCTGTGTATTTGCACTAGTGTCATCAACAACTGCTGTTACATCGTCTATAACCGAAGCCAGAGCCAAGTCATTGGAAGCAATGTAATTATTCAGTGCCTGAACCTGTGCTCCATCGGCATCAGCCAAAGCAATAAGTTTTTGCTGAACAGAAGCATTGTTATTGCCAAAATCTGAACTCAACGTATCAATTCTTTGGCTTAGTGCGCTGTCACCATTGACTCTTGCTAAGGCTTCTTGCTGAATAGCAGCTTGGTTATTTCCCACCTGAGCATTAACAACATCGATACGTTTACTTAGGGCTAAATCACCTTCAGCAAATGCTGACTGAATCGTCCATGCAGCAGCTTGGTTACTTCCATTATCTGCGGTCCAGTTGTTTTGGTCAGCAGTTAAAGGTGTTACCTGTGCGTAAACACCGTCCAGTTTTGTTGCTGTAGCATGTAAGTCATCTGCAACAATATCAACCGATTCTTGAACAGCTGCAATTGAGGTGTCGGTGCTTTCTTTATAGGTAGTAACAGCATTAAGAATCTGCTGGTCACCATCAGTTCTAGCCTGAATTTCCTGAGTTAAGCCATCACTGACACCTTTAACCGCAGTAATGCGATCATTGGTTTCTTTTGCAACGGCATCAGAAACTTGCTTAACTTCCCCCTGCCGTGCCAAGGATTCTTGTGCAATTGCATCTGCACGGGCTTGTGCTTCAGCTGCATCTGCTGCAATTCGATCACGAATTTCTTGCGTAAGACTATCATTTAATCCAGAAATATCACTTACTCTTTGCTGGGTTTCAGCATTGATTGCTGCATTCGCAGTATCAATTTCACCCTCAAGAGCAGTAACTTTGTCAATTAAATTTCCGATATCTCCATCAAGACCCTCAATCGTATCAATTTTATTGATCGTATCTCTTAAGTCCTGATCTAACTGTGTTGCAGAAATTAAGCCATCAAGCGCATCAAGAATATCATTCGCCTGTGCAGTTGAAGTACCACTAACCCAACTAGACCAATCCCCTTTATTGCCGATGCGGTCAACCAACCGTCCACGATACCAAAGTGTCACATTAGCTGCTAAACCTTGCTGCTGTAGTGAAGTCGTTGGATAAGCATAAGAACCCAGAGGCTGAATATTGGCACCACTGGAAGTCGTAGAATACTCAATTTCCGTATATGCAGTGTCTAATGCGCCAGTTGCCGGGAATCCCCATTCCACTTTCATTCCGAACATTGTTCCAACTGCACGGATAAAAGCTAATTTTGGTGGTAGCCCCTGCTTACCAGTCAAAGCAGTCAACACTGAGTATGACGGTAAAGAAGAAACTTCAAATGCTGAAATTGCTGTTACACGCGCCTGATATTGGCCCGCATAAATACCGGGTACTTCTACCGAGTTATTACCTGTAAGTGGAAGCTTAATCCAACTACCGTCATCTTTACGCCACTCAACCAGATACTTTACCGCCCCACGGGCTTGTGCCCATGACACAATCATTGTAGTGACATTAATACCTTGCTCAACCCGACTTTCACTTGTGATAGTGACATTTGTAACCGCATCTTGAACAGTAGGATTAACAATTGAAATTGGTGCTTCTTCAAAATGTGCACCATTGTCAATTTCGTCAAACTTAGAAGGATTGTATTGAAGGGCCGTAATGCTGAATTGGTGTTTTTCATCTTGAGAAATTGAGATGACTCGAAACTTCATTGTTGCCAAGTCTTGAGCATCTAATACCCAAACATTTTGCACAGCTATCGAATTCACATCAAAAGCCGTGGTTACTGTAATAACTCTACCTGCTATTGACTGAACAATACGTGTTTGGGCTTTGCCATTTTCACCATTAATTACGAGTCGGTCGCCAGCTTTTGCAACCACATTATCTCGGTCCAAAGTAATACTTTTAAGATCTGCCGAAATAGCAGAGACACGACCACCATTTGCACGACCTGCAAATAGAGGATCAGCAACTTCAATTACTTTCCCTGGCAAGGGAATGTGTCCATCTAGACCAACCTTAAAAGAAACAGAGCGTGTTTCTTTTTGTTCTGTTTTTAATGCCCATTGCCCAGCACGTTGTGCTTGTCCACGTGATGTACAACCCCATGCGTCAAGCTCAAGAATACGAACTTGGCCCGCTTCAGCAATCGCTTTCTCATCACGTACAAACTCATATTCAGTTTTATAGTGATTAGCCGGGTTATCCCAAGCCACTTTTACTACATTATGACGATCACGTGCACGTGTACCTGAGTATTCAAATACACCATCAATTACATTAGCGCGGGTATAAGTGAAGTACGTGTCCTGTGGCATGTCAGCATCGCAGATAATGCTATTCCCATCCCAGAATGAAATCGCACGGAATACACCAGCTAACTTAGTTAAAATCTCAAAGGCACCTTCAGCACTCTGAAGATAAACATTACATGTAAATCTTGGTTCTTGACCGCCCAACCCATCCGGCACCATTTGGTCACAGTATTGGGCTAAACGATATAAAGACCACTTATCAATCATTAACGGGGTTAAGCGGTCACCCAAAGCATAACGGTCTACGGTACATATATCGTAATAGATCCATGCCGGGTTATTTGTGTATGCCTCTTTAAATGTACCGTCCCAAATTCCTATATATTGACGTGTAACCGGATTGTAGTTTGTGGGAACCTTGATAATCCTACCTTTCGTATCCATTGCAACTTTAGCAACATTCCCAAAGGTTTCAGCATCGTACTGGAGGCCCAATAATGCTGTGTTTGGGTAACGTAATTTTGCATCGATCACTTCTGTAACAGCTGCAATATACATCTTGTCGCTGATATATTCAGAAGATGAGTTCGGAGTCAGACGGCGTACACGTACAAGCCAACCAGAATCAGCTCGAGGCAAATCAATGCGGTGTGCTCGCTCGTAATTTGCAGAAGTCTTATCTGAAATCTTGGTTTTTAGTACTTCAGTCCAGACACCTCCATCAGTCTGTAAATCGATTGCGTATTCGATCGTTACGCCTGATACATCACCATTTGTAGCGTTCTGAGTACGTAAAGGTCCCCATTTTAAGCGCAGACGAACTGCGTCAAGATCAAGATTACTAAAAGCGCGGACCCACGGTGTTTCAGACTTCAGCTCCACATCGATAGCAGTTTCATTTTCTACTGCAGGAAAACCTTCAATGTATTCCTGATCATTAGTACCATTTCTAAAATCAACTTTTACATTTTCAAAGTTAAGGCTTCCATCTGCATTCTGAAGTGGAGTTTCTTCTAAATAAATTGACTGAAGCCCATTTGCTAGCCCCTCAATTTCTCCTTCAGCTAAACCATATAGAACCTTGATAAAGGTTTTCGATTGAGCAGAATCTGGTGAAATGACAGGTTGCCGTTGTTTATTACTGCCCTTTTTTGCGCCTACTACTGCATTCATAAGAAATCTCACGCAATAAAAAAGGCGCTAGAAAGCGCCTGTTAAATAATTAAAATTTACATCTGATCTTCAGGATATTGACCTGCGCTCACAATGAAGCCACCGACTTCACGTCTACCATAAAGAATTGGAACAGGATTACCTTGTGCAACTGTGGTAACTGCACCGCCAAAGCCTTTATTCGCTCTGTTTCCATCTTGGTTTTGGTCTTGAGTAGTATCAACCTTCGGCATAAGCATCATAGCCACACCACCAAGCATCATTCCAATACCTGAACCAATCAATGCAGCACCGAGTGGTGCTCCACCGCCTAATGTGCCTACAGTTACTAAGACTCCCACCACGACCATCACAGCACCTAAAACAGTCTGTAATATTCCATTACCGCCTGCACCAACTACACGTGGAACAATATGAATAACCTCAGCTTCAGTATTCATATCAAGCTGTTCTTCACCAATATTGTCACCAGTGATTAGACGCTTAGTTTCATGATCGTAAATTGCTGGGCGTTTCTTGCCTCGCTTATTACTTGAGTTCTTTCCTTTTAGAAACACGGCAAAGCGTAGGCCCTGCTCATGTGCATGCAACATAAAGTGTTCAAAGCCAGCGATCTGAACAGATAATGCACGCATGGCTTCACGTGTATTTGCGACATCTAGCTTATATTCACGTCCAAATTTTTTACCCAAAACGCCATATAACTTAATTGTTTTTAACATCTCTGTGCCTCAAGATTTTTACAGTACGTTCACGCCACTGTTGACCATAAATTTCGCGTACTGACTTTCTGTTATACGGATGATGCAGTATTAAACTTGAACCTATGCATTGTTCTGTCTGTTCAGATTTAAGCTGACCATTATCACCCAGCCAAACAACCGCATGATTGGGATGCTCAGTACGCCCAACACGACAAACAAGCATATCGCCATATTGTGGTGTATCTACTTCATAGAAGCCTGCTTTTTCATAGTTTTCAAGATAAAGTGATGGATGGGATTTATCCTCCCACCAAGCATCTTTTCTCTGAAAATCCAACAGCTCCACACCTAACTCACGGCTATAAAAATCACGTATAAGTGCATAGCAATCTTGCCAGCCATGAAAATAATTACGCCCCACTAAAGGGGCGCGATAATCACACGGCTCGTAGATTTGAAAATCCAGATCCGGATATGAACAAATTACCCATGGCTTTTTATGTAGTTCAATCTGAATCAGATCGAGTTCCGATGCTCTTGTTGTTCCATCTGGATGGGAATGCACATAAGCTAAGATTTCGCCTTGATCTTCAGCCATAGCTAAATCTTCAGGATGGATTTCGAACTGATCAGATTGTTCGGCAATATTGCGACAAGCGATATATTGCTTATCAACAATCACACCGCAGCATTCATGCGGATAGCATTCATCGGCATGGGCCATGATTGCTTTTTTGGTTTTTGCTGTAAGTTTCATAAAACCTCACAATAAACTTGATGCAGGGAACCCGCCAAAAGGTAATGGCTTGTTTTCTCCAAAACGCAAACGGCATGAACGCAAACTCCCACTACATCGATCTAAAGCTGGATCATTGGTAGGCTCATCTTTATCGGTGAACATTGCTGCTCCGGTATATCCACATTCCTCACCACGGTAATTGCCCATCATGCACCAGTGGCATAACGAGGTAATTTGACGTACAGGAATTTTCAACCCTTCAAAATCAATTGGGTTTGAAAGCTCAAAAGTTACTTGCTGGGCGTTTTCAGATGTTTTTTGCTCGATATACCAAAGCTGCTCTTTAAACTCATTGGAAGCAGTTGGATTGCCTGCTGTGAAGTTTTCGGCATCAAGATATTTAGCAAGTGTGGTAATGACTTTAAGTTTTGCACCCGCAAAGTCTTTAAATTGCAAACAATAGGCAGATACAGCATTTTGAATTCCATTAATATTGTTGGCCATTGATAAGGTCGGTGCAGAAGCTTTACCATCCGAACGCATTTCAAGGCCAGAGACCTCAAGCGCCATTGGCTCAAATACTTGACCTTGCCAAATAATATTTCGCATCCATACTTTCTGATCGCCAATATTAAAAACTTTATCGGCCTTGATTGTTGCTGTGTCAGCCTTCCAACTTGTTAAGTCAGCTGAGACATAAATCTTTTCCCAATCTTCATAAGAAATATGCCCATGGAAACGCAAAATGCCAGCTCCTAAAGCGCTGGCATCTAATTCATATAGGGTGATTAACCCATCTACATAAAGTTTCTGGAAATCACTATTCAGTGTCATCTGGTAGTGTCTCCTCTACAACAAGCTCTTCATGTAAACGGATATCAATCCAGCGGCCTTCTGGAATATCGAGTGGATTTTCGAGATCAGCTACAATGGCTGCCTTTTCCACATCAAACTTACGTTTGTAAGTTTTAATTGAAATATCACCATTTTCTAAAGTTGAGTATTCAACAGCTACGACTGTATTACCGTTAGCGTCCTTAGGAACCTCGATATACCAGCCTTCCTGGGCAAACCCTAAAGAACCTTTAATTAAATAATCGCCAACACCGACTTTCTTAAATTCTATTGGCTGCTTTTCAGCATCACTATTAAGTTCGATATGGTCGTTAAATAACTTCACTACTGGTGAGGCTGATTTTAAGAATCCATTTCCATCAACTGTAGTGTTTCCAGATGTTCTTAGCTGCTCAATTACAACAGGTATCTCACTGACAATAACAACGTCATCTGTATGAACAGTAACTAAATAATTATCAGATGTAATATTGGAAATACCGGAAAAATATCTAAATGCCGATGTTGAAGAACTTGCTGTTCTTCGAATGGCAACATAGTCTACATTTTGATATTTAACTACAGCCATACCTGAAATATGAGTTGTTACACCAATACTAATAAACCGAGCTGTAACACGATCATATGCTTGCTGAATTGATACTAAAGTTCTCGAATGTTGATTTGCTGAGCCTGAATCACCCCTCGAAAACACTAGCTCACCAAACATGTTTCGATTGGGTGAGCTGCTGACAGAATAAGGAAATAACAATACATAGCTAACGACAGAATCTAGGTTTACTCCCGTAATCATTTTTCTTTCAAAAGTTTGGCCTACTCCACCAATTCCAAAGCTGCCAACTTCTATCAAATTACCAGCTGTAGTACCAACATTTCTAGTTGCGGCACCACCCAATCCTAAATTAGTCCGTGCAGCCCCTGCCGAAGTTGCTCCTGTCCCACCCTTTGCAATTGGTAGAGCAGCTGGAATCGTAGTTCCATTAGTAGTTCCAGTTAGGAAATCATAAACCTCAGAAAAGTTTGCGTTTATATACTGAAACGCTGTCCGGGCTGGTGTTCCTGATCCGTCATTTGCAGCTGAACCAACATTAATAGTTTGCTTAGTCATTTTCTTACTCGCATAAAAAAAGCCCCTAAATAGGGGCTTTAAAGGGGTTTAAATTAAGGGTAAAAAACTTGGGTGAACGTCGTTGAGATTTGCCAAATATCACCACCTAAACAACGGGGTTGATATTCACCTGTTTTTACTCGGACCTCACCATCTAAAGGTGAATCCCAAAGGAACGAGTCCGCTCCCTTGTGCTGATCGAAGAACGCTTTGATTTGCATAATTTCGGCTTTTACTGCTGTTCTAGTGTATTGCCATGTACCAGATCGGTTATTGATACCAATTGAAGTATTCTGCTCATAACCGTCACCAAATTTACTTGATAACGTATTAAAGCTCTGCGAACCTGAATTACCCTCTAAATCTTGGCACCAAGTGAATTTACGGTTGCTCATGTAGAAAGTAAGCCTCCTTAAAAAAACCCACTCGGTTAAGTGGGTTTATTTGGGTTTAAGTGGTTAAATTTGGGTATTAACGTCTCACAAGATTAAACAAGACACCACCTTGACGGCTTTCGCGTCTAGCCCAAGCATCCATTGCATTATTCAGAGATTCAGCAATTTGCTTTTGCCCTTGTGTATTGACGCTTGCGGATCCATCAGCAAACGTAATCTGTTGACTGATTTGCACATTGCCCTCACTAGACCCGTTTTGACGATTATTTAAATAATTCGTCAAATCTTTGTTCTGTTGAGGGTTTAGTACACGTTCACCACCATCTAAAAGCCATGTACCTTCACGCGGGATATTGTCTATACCGTTATGAGCCATACCTTGGATTGTTTGAGCTGCCATGATACCAACTGAAGCGTAACCTGTTGCCCTAACAACTCCAGCCAAAACACTTCCATAAGCCCCACCTTGTGCCAATGCCTTGGTAGCACCTTCCTCTGTATTCACAATTGCTTGAGCTATTGAAGCAGCTTTGGAAGCAAAGAACATAGTTTTGTAAAGTGCATTTGACTTCCCAACACTTTGCTCTAATAGTGCGGTCATGTCTGAAAAGACCTGCCCAGTCATTCCAGCAATTTGCGAATAAACTTGCATCTTGGTTTCAAAATTCTGTTGATCCAAATCACGCTCTTTTTGTGCGTAATCTGCATCAAGTGCAGCTTTTGCTTTCAAAAACTGTTTACGAGCAGCCAACAATTGAGCGTTACGCTCACTCTCATTTTCAATCAATTTAATGCCAGACACTTCATCGTTATAGGATGTTTGGAGTCCTCCGAAATCCGAAGAATATTGATTTTGCAAATTAAACTTTGAAAACTCTTCAGGATTAAGTCTATTAAATAGAGATTGAGCAGAGTTCTGACCAACTTGAAAGACGCTGTCAGAAGCTTGGTTTAAAGTTTCAAAAATTGCATAATCCTTAGATTTTGCCAACTCTTCGCGAACACGTTTACTTAAACTATAAGTTTGAAGTATTTCTTCACGTTCACGTTGGTAACGCTTCACAACGATTTCAGTCTGGTTTAGATAACCCTCAAACGCCGACTGAATTTGCGCATCTTCTTCGCGTTTTACGGCAGCAATTTCAACTTTTTTTTGACGCTCAAGAGCAGCTTTAATCTCTAAAGCTTTTTTCGATTTCCCGTACTCATACTCGGCATTAGAGTCGATTAACTCTTTTTGTCGATCAAAGTTTTGTTCAATCTGCTTGATTCGATCAGTTTCAAAAGCAAAGTATTGGTTGTACTCTTCCTTTTTATCAGACTCAAGTTTTGCAATTTGAGCAGCATATAATGCATTCTCTTGAGCAAGCTTTTCTTTTAACTGTGGTGTACCTGCGTACGCAAGTGTGGCCTTATCAATATTATCTTGATGCTCCCTTGCAAGTCGTTGAGCTTCAGTGTAATACCGTGCGTTAACTTCTTTTCTTGCATCATCAATGGCTTTTTGAGATTCAGCAGCCTTATTAATTAATTCAAGTTGATCTGCCTGTGTGGGCATTAAAATTGAATTGTCTACAGTAGATTTTCCAGATACTCCGGCGAACCACTTCTGGAAACCCGGTGCGTAACCAGCAACCTCTTTACGCTTGCTATCTGATAGACCACCTTTTAAATAGGTCCTTAAGCCACCTGCACCTGCATTGTAGGCCATGAGTGCTTTATCCATGGCTCCAAAATCAGCCAAATGTTTAGATAAGTCTTTAGCCGCTGCTGTTGCAACTTCTTCAATCGAACTTTTGGCATTAAGACCATACTGTTTTCTAAACACGCTAGTAGTTTGAAAAAGACCTGTTGCCCCAGTATGACTTTTTGCTCCAGCATTCGCCCCAGACTCTTGAAGAATCAAGGCTGCTAATGTTCCAGCAGGCAAACCATACAAACTTTCAATCTGAGCAAAATTATTTGCCTTAGCAATACCTTGTGCACGAGCAATTGCCTCTAACTCAGCTTTCCCAAAAGTATAGTTTTTGCGATTAAAGCTATTAAGTGCTGCATCAGCAACCGCTTTTGGCAATTTAATTTTATATGCATTTTCTTCATTGGTATTAGCTTGAGCATCAGCAAAAAATTCAGCCTTCTCTCTAGTCCAACCGCCTACACGCATATTTTCCTGAATATACTTCTCACGCAAAGCATCCTTGTTGGCCTGATTAATATATTCTCGCTGTTTTTGTGTTAAAGACATCCAAGCTTTTGCAGATTCATTGACAGCTTTTGCTTGGTCTTGCTGTGCCTTTGTTGCATCATTGGTTGCATCTTTAACTAATTTTTGGATCTCTTTTTGACGATCTATAGAGTTATTTGCAGCATTAATTTTTGTATCTAATTCTGCAATAAATGCAAGGGTACTATCACTAACCAAGCCTTGTTTTTGAAGTTCCGCAAAAGCTTTTTTTGCCTTATCACCACCCTCTTTTAAGCTATTAAGATACAACTGAATTCCTTTAAGTTGTTTGGTATCACCTTGAACTTTCAAGTCATTCTCAAATTGTTCTAAAGCCGTAAAAAGACTTTTTAGCTCCTTAGTCTGTTTTTCAATTTCTTCACTTGCCTCAATGCTTTTAATGGCTAGCTGTGAAGCGGTTAGTTTTTTGTACTTGTCTCTAAGCTCATCAACCACCAAGCCTTGATCTTCTAAAGCTCCTGTAGCATCTTGAGTCTGTTTGGTCATCAGATAGTAGGCGCCACCAGCAACGGCCAACTGTGTTAGAAGCATGCCTATGCCGGCTGGACCACCAAGTAAAGCCATAACACTAGCAGTAGCTCCAGCATTCCTAGCAAAACTTGCCAAGCCAACACCAGCGCGGACAGCAAAAATAGCAGTTTGCCCAAGTTGATATGTAGCGACAACCAAAGCAGGAACAAATCTAGTTGCAATGCCAGCAGATACGGCAATAGTTACCGCTTTAATATCATCCCAATTCTCTATAACCGTTTCGATAGCAGGAACAACACTATTTACAAGTCTTGCCTCGACTCCCTGCCATTGCAGATCCATTAACTGGAGGTTTTGTTTTGCTTCTGCTAAGCTCTTAACTAAATCATCAGACATGATAGCGCCAGCCTTTTCAGCGGCATCACCCCACTTCTTAAAACCTTGACCATTTTTTTCAAGCAATGGAATTAACAAAGAAGAATCAGAAATGATTGCTTCCATATAAAACTTCATGTCATTTGTTGACGCGCCAGCTTTCTCTAAAGAATTATAAAATAGCTGTAACGCTTGAGGTCCTGATAATTTCTGAAACTGTTGAATAGTTACCCCAACTTTAGGGGCAATATTGGTGAAAAAGTCAGCTAAAGGCCCACCACCTGTTTGCTGAAAATCGCCTATACGATCCTGCATGTCTTTCATTTTATCTGCAAAAGATTCCAATGAAATTCCAGCAGTTTCTGCCCCTTTGGCGTAATACTGAAATTCACGCACTGAAGCATTCGCAAGTTTTGAAAACTTTTGAATATCATTTCCAGTCTGAATAACTTGATCACTAAAATTAACAAGCTGAGCCACTGAAAGACCAGCCACTGCTCCACTCAATGCACTTACAGCAATAGCAGCAATATTTAAAGAATTAGCAATCCCTTGACTCGATGTTCGCGCCTGCCGTTCAGCTCTACTTAGTGGCTCTGAAAAACTAGCCGTCTGAACCACTAGATCCAGTGTTAATCTGCCAAGTGAAGTTGTGGCCATTACTTTTCTCCGGGCAATAAAAAACCCCACTAATTAGCGGGGTTTTTAAAAATTAATGTTTACTGCTATTTGCAGTCAGAATTCCAAACTTGATTGAAGGCTGCTATAGATGTTGGGTCAGAGTTATAATCATTTTCAAAGTATATTTTTTCTTTTGTGATTATGTAGCGCTGAAAGCCAGTATAGGCGCCAAAACTATTTTTAGCATTTACCTCACCGCATAGCTCCCATTGATTACGAAACTTAGCTGTATCGCCATCTTTTAATTTATCTTTAACTAATTTCTGGACTTGCAAATCAAGTTTTTGCCTCTCATCCTTAAGTTTTTCTTCTTCTGTTTTTCCACATCCAAGTAACAAACAGCCCAGAATGACAATAATTAAAAACTTATTCATTTACACACCGTTTTTCAATTTTCTTCAATTTAACAAAACGGTATGTAAATGTCACATGCCCCACTTTATGGCAGGGCTAGTTACTATGGAACCTTTCTAGATATTCCTCTAATGACAATGAATTGTCATCGTCTGGTGGCGTTTCATGAGGCATAAATATATAAGGGTCTACTTTTGTTCCCTCTTTAACTTTGAAGCCTGTGTAATGTGCCATCCAGCTTCCAAAGCTTTGCTCTAAACGGCGACCGAAGAAAAGAGAGCCATATTTTTGACGATAGGCTCTCCATTCCATCAACTCTTTATGACTAATGTTTAATTCGGCTTCTGCTAAAGTGCTTCCACCGATTCCATTGAGGACGAGTTCAATGAGGAGTTCTCTGTCTGCAAGCTCTTCTTCCGAGACTTTCCCAAAAAATTATTAACTTCATCAGCAGCAGCATACATAGCATTTATTAAACTAGGCTCTGCTTTATAGATGTCATTAACTCTTGAGAAAAAAGGTGTTCCCTTTTGATCTGAGCAAATTGAACCAAGTAATTGAGCAGCTTGCATGTGAGTTGAGTCGATTTTCTTAACCTTTGAATCCTCAAGATTCTTATAATTAAGATCCCATTCAATTGCCTTGGATGCCTCTCGACTTTCCTTGAAGTTCATTTTTTTGACAAAAATATCAGCTTCAAGCTCAACAATATCACCAAGTTCTAATGAATTGTTTTTCGTCAATTTTTTAAGTGACCCAATATTGCTTTCAGTCACTTCAACATTCCACTTGACGGCTTTTTTAACTGGAACGTTTAGAGTAGTTACACTCTGCTTTAAGTCTGTAATGCTGATCTTAGCCATTATGGAGCCACCGTGCGTTTAGTTGGAGTTACGCCAGAAGTACGAATCAATGTGAATGAATAACCAACTACAGAATCGACTTCAAATGCATTAGGTGCAGTAGGATTAATATAACCCTTGAATGACCACCACATACGATCCTCTGGCAAATCAATACCGGTAGTAGCATCATAAGTTGGAGCGGTGGAAGCATGACCCGAACCAACATGCCACTCTAAAATCTCTCCGGATTCGGCAATTTCAATTAATTTGTCATGACTGGTGTTCGTATCATCGTAATCGATTTCTACTGCACCTTCACCAGGATCACGCATACCGCGAACATACTGTTTTGATTCTGCATCAAGACAAGTTACATCAATTTTTTGAAATGAATCTTGCCCCAAGTCAATCCGTTTAGAGCAAACAAAACGAACCACTTGACCATTTAACACAGTAAATAACTGTGTTTTTTGAGTTTTAACATTAGCCATTAAGAGCGCTCCTTAATTTTAGGCATAAAAAAGCACCCGAAATGGGTGCTAAGTGAAAATATGGTTTAAGTTTTATTAGCGGTTTACGATCCAGCTAACATCAAAAGAATAGTGGGGCATTCCTGTTACGGGGTCCTTATCTGCCTCGCCATAACGAACCACATAACAATCAAGTTCAATTGCGAAGCGAATTGCTTTTGCAACCTGCTCAACAACCTCCTCATCAGTTGCATATACATCAATTTGAATAATTGCATTATCTGAAACAGGACGTGAATCAAGGTTGCTATTTGAATCACCAGAAATTGTTTGCCAAGTAACATACGGTGTTTCTGGCTCATCTGGAGCTAATCCAAACTTCCAGACACGTAAAATATTATCGTTTTCAAGTAGAGCCTTAACCGCTGGATCTGCTCTGGCTAATTTAAAAATTGGAACATCAATCATTAAGCTGCACCTAAAACCACGCTGAGTTCAAAATTAAACACCTGAACAAATTTATCGGTAACTTGTTCAATGTTTTCGTATAAAGCAGGGCGTAAAAATGGAGTAGCAGGTTGTTTACTTGTGCCTAACTCAAGGAATCGCCAGTAAAAGACTCGACCGTCCGCTTGGTAAGTTTGACCAACACGCCCAGCACGTCTATTTTGAGCATTGTTTGTATATGGGATACGTGCACCACCACGCACCCCCACGCGCATAACCAAAGTGTTTTTATTTCTACTCCGGCCATTTTGAACCACAATTTCTTTCCAGATTTTTTCTGGAGTGGTAGGATCATCTAGGCGTTTAACTTTTTGACGAGCTGCATCTCTTGCAATATTCATTGCCTGCCGCATCGCTTTACGGGCAATACGTTTTACAGTCTTGTCATTACCAATTGCCCGCATTCGTCTTAATGCAGGCTCCAAGCCATGTATTTGAGTTGTCATAATTTACCCATTCCATGCTTTTTCGCCTGTAGATAAGTTGATGGTTAAATACTCACGGCGTGAGTCGGGATCTCGCATAGGGTTACCATCAATCTTGTAAAAGTAACCATCAAAAAGAACCCGCATTGTGCTATCAACTTGTTTTGTTGTGCTGCTATATCGCACCTTAGCACGGGCCTGTATCGAGCTATTGGCTGCTTTGGCCGCAATAACATCCCTTGTTGAAAGGTCGGTAACTTCTGCCCAAATTGTTGCAAAATTAGACCATGAGGTGATTAATTTTCCAGTGTTTTGGTCTTGGGTTTGAATTGCTTTCTGAATAGTGATGCGGTGCTTTAGTTTTGGAGTAATTCTGGGCATATTAGACCCCCATTTCTCTAATAGGCTGCAAAATATCCCAATATGCTTGAGGTTTTCCTTCTAGACTTCGGCTGTACTTATACTCAATAAATATCAACCGGGCATTATCTAACTTCTTGCAGTCCACAATGTCCGTGTCAGAAGTTCTTTCTGACTCATTTGAAATAATTTTTCGGTCGATGTCGATCGCTATTTCTTCATCGGCTTGAGCTATCCATTCAAGAAAAAGCACATCCTCATCATCGTGATCAACTCGACATTGCAACTTAGCTCGTTCGAGTGTGATCATTTTGAATTATTCCGTCTTGTAGCTGGTTTTGGTGGATCAACTTTTGTTTGGTATTCACGTAAAACTTTATTTTCTACCAAATGCCTTACCACGTTTGGATCTGCGGTTCGAATATCGCCCTCTTTGTAGTCTTTATCTCCAAAGTGTGGGCGTAAAACTTCATATTCTTTCATTTTGGCCTCTCTAAATGGGATGGTGACGAACACCACCCCAAAATGAATTAACCACCCGTAGCAGGAGTATAAGAGCCATATACAAGCGATTTAGGCTTATAAACAGCTAATGCTCCACGGGTTTCAGCAAGTAAGGTACGTTTATTTGATGTGAAATCATCGCCCTGCATACCGATTTGCACAGCAGCACCCCAGCGCTCAAAGTATTGAGCTGCAGTATTGAATGCACCTGTTAAGAATTTACCTGCATCCATTGCAGCGGTTTGAACTACAGGCAAGCCCCATAATGTTGGAACCGCTTGTGATTGCGGATTCCCGATGATGTAGTTGCCGTTTGCATCTTTTTGCGTTTCCATCAACGCCCAGTCAATTGGGTTGAGTACATGGCCGTTTGCAAAGTCATCGGCCAATACAACTTGAAGCATTGCAAAACGCAATACATCAAACATGTTTGGCGTTGCTGGAGCACCTGCAGGCGGAGCATAAGCAGTCGCTTGAGGGATTAAGCCAAGCATATTGCCATTGGTTCCATCACCAGCAAGAATTTGCTTTTCAAGCTTGATGTCAAGACCATGGCGCAAAATGTTGTCAATGAATGACTGCAATGCTGGTGCATCACTTAACATTTGAGTGGTCGTTTTTAACCAGTGAGCAATTACAACTGCTTTGGCATCTTTATCTTCAAATGTAATTCCAGATTCTGGCTTGTTTGCACCTTCTGCAACTACTGCTGCATTATTGGTGAATTCTTTCATTTGAACATATTCAATGAGATTCCCGCTCATGCTGCCACCTGCCAAAATGTCGCGGATGGTAAGGCGCATTTGGTTTGGTAACTGCAAACCAAGATTGGTGGCCGGAATAATTTTTCCAACCTCAGTCGTACCAATTGTGTTCTTCAGCTCAACACGCTGAATTCCACGATACTGACTTTCTGCAGCATTTTTGTATTCTGTAGTTTCAACAAACTCACCACCCATGGTTTGCTTTTTAGTTTCAACATCACCATTACCACGGCGTGCAGCTTTCTGCTCCAGTTCTGTCAGTTTGTTTTTAACTTCATTTAACGTAGTTAAAGCTTCGTCCGCTTTATCTTTGGCGCTTTGTGAGATTTCTTCACTTTTTGCTTGTTTGCCTTTGAACTCTTCGGCGATTTCTTTAACTGTATCAACGTGTTTTTGGAACTCTTGAGCGAGTTGTTCTAAAGTTTTTTCAGTCATTGCTGATTCCTCGTAAAATATTTAAGGCATTTGAAATTGATTTCGCTTTTTCGTTTTCACCCTCTGACTCGCTCAAAAGATGACGCAAACCCTTACTAGCGATGACAGTGGCTTGCGTTTTTGAAAATCCTGACTCTCTCAGGAACTTTTCAAATTCTGGTAGGGATGGCAGCTCGCCATCTTGTAATTTGGATTTGACGGAACTGATTAGGGTTTCTGGATTGGAAGGAAAGGCAACAATTGAACCCTCCACCAACTCCAGTTCCAGCAGTTCGCGGATTAGTGAGTCTGGATCGCGTCTATAAGACTTGGTGATATAGCCAATGGACATGCCATCAATCGCGCCGACCTTCATCAGCGCATAAATAGCTTTAGCGCGCGGCACATCGTCAATTAAGAGACGACCTTCTACGTACAACCCTTTTTCGTCTTCACGCATTTCGGTGAAAATTCCAATTGGTTCAGACGGGTTGTGGTCCCAAAAGATTGCTGGGTACTTGCCTTTTGCTTTCCACTCTTGAAGGGTTTTGGCAAAAGCCCCCTTGCGGATGATGTCGCCATGTGAATCTAGGTTGTCAAAAGCAGCCAAGTAGCCAGAAAAAAAGCCACCCTCTTGGGTGGCTTTGATTTCTAAAGTTAGTTTAAGTCTATCCACTGGTTTTCCCCTGATCTTTCAAGCCGACCATTTGCATTTGAACCATTAACTCATCGCCACCCGGTAAAGGCGCTAAATCTTCTAAATCCCGCACTTCATTACGGGTCATGACACCGTTTTGAATCATGTTTGTGTAGAACCCTGAGCGAGTAGCGCTATCGGCCCGCAATAAGCCTTCAACGGCAAATTTTGGTCTGTATTTGTATTTTTCACTTGGTAAAAACAATCTCTTTGTGATTGTCTGCTCATATCGAACTAATTGCGGATTAAGTGAATAGGTCAAAAACCCCCTATTAGTCTGCTCAAGACTTGAAGCCCATGAGCTTGCTTTGTTTGTATGACCAATTAACTGAGGTGGAACACCAAAGGCGCGGCATATTTCTTCAATGCCAAAATAACGAGATTCAAGTAACTGGGCATCAACGGGATTGATTCGAATACTATTTGAGCCAGAAAGCTTCATTCCAGCTTCAAGCACCATGTACTTACCAGCATTCTCAGGTTTACTGAACTCACTTAAATGGTTTCTTAGTCTTTCACGCTGCTCTTTAGTTAAAGTTTGCTCTCCAGTCTCCAAAAAGCCGCCAACCTTTAAGCCATTTTTAAACCAGTCTTGAGCTTGATTGTTTGCATCGAACTGCATGCCTATGGTTTGAGCAAAAAACTGAATAGCAGATAAACCAACAAGCCCATCAAGAGTAAAACCCTTGAAATGCAAGATTTGGTCTTCCGAATAGGTTGTTGTTTTCCCATTTTCAGTGTAATGAAAATCAATCGCTCCCAAATCATTACGTTTTACAACCATACCACTCGGGAAAAGTGGCTCAAGAGCAATTACTTTTCCGCTTGAGTCTTTTGTAATAAGGTTGTATGCATTCCCCCATAAGTCAACACAAGCAACTTGAACTTGCCAAAACTCACTTGCACACATATCGGCATTGGGTGAATCGTGCAAAATACGGTAAAGGTAATGATCAGTAGCAAGACGTTTATTGTTGTCGTACAGCTGTAAAGGAAGAGTTGAGATAGTTTCAGCTCTTAATTTTACACATGCCCAAACTGCAGAAAGCTTCAAAGCCGTTTCAGGTGTGACAACCGATCCACCGGGTGATAAATAACTATCAAATAGATAAGACGAATCGCCTTTTTGTAATTGTGTATTTCCAGTCAATCGTGACCAGAAGCGGGACCAAAACCCCGGCTCTTGTGTGGTACTCATGCTATCACGACATCCTCTAAGTATTCGTCAATATCAACGCGATTGGCAGGCTCAGGATTGCTTGACATCAAAGCAGCGGCGTTAAACATTGCAATCACAGGGTCAATCTTTCCCTTGCCAGATTCTTGCTTTGTAATCATTAGTGCATTACCTGAAATTTTTCCTTTTGCGTTACTAACCGCCCACTTAACTAGCTCTTGTTTAGCTGGAATAAAGGTTCCTGCAGCAAGCTTGCGCTCTAAAGTCATCCCATAACCCGACAACTCAAAACCTTGTTTGACGGCGATTAATGCAGTCTCAGGGATTTCCGACTCTAACAAGCCATCTACAAGTGACGGCATCCCTAGACGATCAAGACCAAAACCCTGTTTAGGCATCTTGCCAGTGTCAAAAATTCGCTTGGCGATCAGACCAGCTTGTGAAACGTCATCACCAATATTTTCAACAATGACCAGTTCACCAGCAGCAATAAAGTCATCCATTCTTTGCTTGTTTTCTTTTCTTCGCGCTAAGGCAATTGGATGAAGCCAAGACTTTGACCAACCACGCCATAAAGTGTGATATTTTTTGTCTCGCCCAATGGCATACATTGAAAACAGGTCATCAAGGCCACCACCATCAAAACCCACAGTGATGCATTCTGATTGTTCAATTAGATAATCAAGGTCAAAAACAACCTCTTTTTTCTCCCAAAAGTCTGCACCTGCCCAGCGATTAGCACGTAAATTCATGCCGATCTGTACATTAAGGCGCTTAGCATAGAAGTCTTTTAGGTCGTCTTCGCCTGCATATTTTGCCTTTTCGAAATCATCTAATAGCTGCTCAGGGTCAACACTTGTCCCAAAATTTGGATTAGGTATATGGAAATTTGCTGGGTCCTTATATTCTTCTGATTCGATCATTTCATCTGGAAATTCATAAATCAGAGGGAGGAATTTTTTATTAATTATCTTCCCGTCACGAACATCGCGGGCATAATCAAGCTTGCTTTTAAATACTCCACAAGGCGGCTCTTTTGATTGTGTTGACAACCAAATCAAACAACCCTCGTGACGAGATGCCAAACCACCAGTTGCTTCACGAAACATCGAACCAGCATTGGACATGGTTTGAAATAAATGCAGCTCATCAACCAAAATCCATGAAGCTTTTTTACCACCTGTTGACTTGTCATCAGCAGCAACAACTTTGAGGGTTGCTTGCGTTCCTTGATGCGTAATTGTTTTGGTGTGCTCAGAAATAGTCATCATTTCATCCAACTCGGGATCCGCTTTAATCGCATCCCGGATAGGATTAAAAGAGTTGTCGGCAACTTCTTTGGTTGGTGCCAAAATGATGAGTTCAGCAGATAACCGGCTATTTAAAATAAATGCCGTGAGCATAATGAATGCAGCAATTGTTGATTTTGTATTTTTCTTAGGAATTAAAAGAAAAAACTCATTAATCAATCGGCGTTTTGACTTCTTGTCATACGCTCCAAAAATTGCAGCAACAAACTCTGTAACCCACTTCCGTACAATCTCCCCCATTTCTGGAGAATCAAGAACATCAACAACTTTTAAAGAGTTGAATGTTCTTAATGCCACATCTGCCACATCCTGAAATAGTGGCTTGCATGGCATCAAAGATTGACCTTTAACGATGCGATCTGCCCAATCTGGGCAGGCAGTTGTCCAGTCTGGTAGTTTTGCAGTCATTTAAATGGTCCATGAAAAAAACCGCCCGAGGGCGGCATAAAAATTTGTCTGACAGGTTGCGAACCCTGCATGTATGGCCGAGATAAGCCGATGTTTATGGCACATTCGAAAGCCTTGCTACGCATCCCCATACTGGTTCAGGACATTGCTTAATCTCTCACCGTGTCGCCCACGGATTCAGACAAAACCTTAACTAGGCAACTGGTTGTCCAATGTGGCGTATTTGCCTGTTTTGGTAGCCTCTTTTGCCTTATCTTGTTTAGTTTCTTTCTTACCTTTTTCTGCAACCTTGCCGTGCTTATAAGGCAGCGCTGCAATTGCGGCTTGCATTCTTAATGGTAGTTTGTTGCCATTGAAGTTCATGACCTTAATCAAAAAATCTAGTGGGTCATCACCTTCAAATTGAAATTCCTCAATAGGGTTTTCATCTTCGCCGCTATTTTCTGGTATATCTGCAGTTTTAACTTTTGGATGATCAGATGTTAAAGAGCGGCCTTCTTTTTTAGCCTTTAACATTTCAATATAGACAATAATTTCAGGATCTTTTGCTAAACGAGCACCTGCGGCGGATGCAGTTTTTTCCGCATAACCTGCTGAAATTGCTGCTTCTTTATTTGTCTTGCCGTCAACAATGGCAAGAGCAAATTTTTCCATTTTCTCTGTTAATGCCATTGCTCTACCTTTAACTTGATTTTAACTTTTTGCTTTAACTTTTTCTGAGAGGGAAATTTTTTTATAAATGAGATGGGGGGCGGTCTAGAAAACAAAAAAGTTCTGAAGAAACACCTTCCCCCCCACCTTTTCTCAAATTAATTGATTTTCTTCTTTTTGTTTAGTTGATGAGTGACATTTACTACATAGTGCCTGCCAGTTCATTTCATCCCAGAATATCTCTTGATCGCCTCTATGCGGGATAATATGGTCGACTACTGTGGCAACCACAACCAAACCTTTTGCTTCGCAGTAAACACACAACGGATTAGATCTTAAAAAACGTTCTCTTGCTTTCTGCCATCTATACCCATATCCACGCTCAGTTGATGACTTATTGGAACGCCATGAACTATCAATCTTTTGTGGTGTTCTCTGTGCCTGTAGCGTCTGTAACTTGTTCTTGAATGTTTGGAGTTTCATTTAAGTTTACTCGCGCATCTACACCATTAAGTAAGTCAATGGATATCCAATCGATATCTAACCCCTTGCGTTGATACTCTTGGACCAACCTTACTAAACGGAGTTCCAATTGTTTGCGCTGGACTTCTGGAGTTTCGATCTCAACCATTAAATGCGGCTGCTCAAGATTATCCAATCCATAAAACCCCAAACGATTATTAATAATGTTCTTTGGAATCATCGTGCTCACCCATCCAATGATTTAGACTTTGTCGCTGGTTCATCATCTTCAAACATTGCCAAGACTTCTGATAGTTGTGCAGACTGTTCAGCATTGATTTGAATGATTAAGCTATTCTGTTCGATAAGCCTATTGTTGTGGTCAGTCAGCTTATTGTTTTGGTCTATAAGTTTGTTTGTCTGTTCAATCAGCTTAAGCACCACATCTTGCAAATTTGAATCATTGCTCATTTTGATAACACCACTTAAGGTCATCCGGGACAATCAACATCACGCCCAAGTCTCTATGTGCATAGATGTTGATCTTATCCAGATATTTGGTGAATTCTTTAATGGTGGCCTTCTTGCTTTGCAGGTGGTCTTTAATGAAGGTATTGACCAAAACTTGGTAATCCTTTTCAAGTTGACGGCGCTTAGGTCCATCGAATGCTTGAATAACATCTTTAAAGTTCTGCAAAGCCATGTACTTTTCTGCAGTCTCTTGCCGACCTTCAACATAGATCCGGGCAAGAAACTTTTTCTTAAAAAGTAAATGAAGGTCATCCTTTGAGTTACCGGTCTTTTGCTTGATCTGCTCAAGCCAAGCCCAGTAAAGCCGGTTTTGTGCGGCGCTTCTATCGTCTTCTTTCTGATTGATTCTAACGACTAAAGGTTTGCCTTCTGCGGCTGCTTTGGAGTGGTTATTGTTCAGATAGTTAATTACCTGAACAATTCCCGAATAACTATTGATTGGGAATGTTGCTGGTTCCATATTCCCTCCAAAATTAATTCCATCGAATTCGAGGGAATTAATTCACTTTCAGATCAACATCAGGAACTATTGATTGTGGTTTAAAAGCTACCTTGTAGTGGTACGCACTAACACCTTTACTTGTTAGTTGTTCAGAAAAATAAGTTACATTGTCAGATATACCCAATGAATGTTTCTTGAATTCAGAATCACCTGTCTTACAAGTTACATCCACTTTCTTTTCACTTACTGCATCAAAAGAGCACTTGCCTTCGATTGTAAGGATGTAGTCACCAGTGATCCCATTATAAAAAACAATTCTACGATCCAACTCAAAGTTGTCAGCTGCATAAGAAAGATTCTTAGAAGCTACTTGAGCATCACGAGAACAACCAACCATTGCCATGGTACACATCAAGCCAATAGCCAAGAATTTCGTTTTCATTTCTCGCTTCCTTTTTCTAGGCACAAAAAAAGAGCCTTTTGGCTCAGGACTAAACCCAATTAAACCCACCGCTTTTAATGGGTTTGTTTGGGTTATTTATAATTCAAAATAAATCTTGTTCTGACTCAAGCATCGCGTTGGTTCGCTTAAGCCATTTATTAAATAAGTCTTCGCTTTCCTGCCTGTTGCCTAGTTGGTAGGTATCAAACAAACGATGACAGGAAAAACACAAGGAAATAGTTTTAGAGTCGCAAGCCTTAATGGATCTGCCCTTGCCGTCTTTACTAGAATTAGAATGCGCGGCTTGGCTTGGTGCTGGTGCACCACATCTCATGCATGGCAGCTTGCGTACTTCGGCTAATCGTTTGGCGTCACGCATTTAACATGGACCGTAAATTATTAATCTTGTTTTTCAATCGCATTATGATTCGATCTATGACAAGCATCTCTTCACGACTTAACCCAGTGCGTGACAAATTCTGATAGCGGCTTAGCTCTTCTGAGTATTTATCAAGATTCTTTTTAGCTTCAACAATATCTGTCATATATCCCCCGAAAAAATAAAAGCCCCGCCAATAACTAGTATTCAGCGGGGCCATATATGCCGTAATCCGTTCGGCAAAATTGAGAGGCGCCCCAACATGGCACCTCTCGCGAGATAAGATTTTTATTATTCCAAAAACGCAAAAAGCCCACCAACTTAATGACAGGCTTTGATCTAGTTTCGCCTTCTTGCTTATGATGCAAGGGTTACTTACTAATTTAGTTGCACCTTACTTACACTTCGCACAACTTTAACACAAAAATACCACTAGCCCTGATCAGGGTCAAGTGTTCAAGCAAAATTATTTGCATATTTCTCAATAATTTTTTTCTCATGTGGTTTTGTAAACAATACGGCCAATTGGATTAAGTTTTCAGGAATGAATAAACGATTACCTCTTTTGATGTAATCCTCTAGCTCCCGCAAATTCTGGTCATGCTGTCTAAGCTTTTTTGCTAATGCCTTAATAGCTACCCCGTCCATCTGGTTAGGATTTTTGATTTCCCTATACAGCCGATCAAAGTAGTCCTTTAACTTTTCAGCATTATGCCAATTGGCGATAACATCATATTCAGCAATATTTGCGACCAAAACCCGCTTGATGTCTGAGATGTTCTTTCTACCGCTTAGGATTTCAGCATTGATTTCTTCTTTTGTTTTGAAGTAATCAATAAAAATAGATCCGTTGCTTGTTACCTCTTGCCTAATTTTCATTCGTATCCAGCAATCCAATGCATCTTCTTTAAAGCTCTTTACTGCCATCTTTATTTGCAAAAATGTCATTTTGCCCGACTGGTTCAAAATTCTTTCTAGACTTTCCTTTAACTGTGGCAGCTTTTCAAACATTGCCTTAATTTGCAGATATTGATTAGCATTGTCTCTAAGATGCTTGAACTGTTTAGCTTTTTCATCAAAGGTCACACCAAAGTGCTTTTTGCCACAGTTGTGACCAATGATAATTTCATTACCATCATGAAGCGCTGCGATATAACCTTTTTGATGTTTCTTTCCACAACTAGAAATCCCACAACTAACAAAATCCCTTAGCACATAAAAACCAACTAAATCAGAGATAGTGTTTTGAACATCCTCACCCCTAGCAATCGTCACTTTTTCAACAAAATTAGGTCTAGATGTGATTTCTTCAAAATTCGTTATTAAATTAAAATGTTGCGGATTTTCTATCATTCTTGCTCACCGTTGTTTAATCTTCATACAATTATCTGAATTACCAATAAATATCAATAGTTAGATCATACAGAGCCATTTTTATATCTAATAAACTGGTAGCGATTGTGCAGAGCTGCTAAGCCACAACGAACATCGTATTTTGCATCCATGGCCGTTCGCTCTGGAGTTACTAACTGAGTCCATGATTTTTGATTGAAATAACGCTCAACAATTGCATCCATCCAATCAAGCATAGCCTCAGAAGTGCAACCGTCTAAAATATCAATAATCAAACGCTGTACAGCTCTAGCCTCATCATCTGTAATTTGACAGACATTTGGTTTTTTAGACTGCTTATCAATGAAGTTTTCATCACAAAGATAATAAGCAACAATCTTTTCCCTATCCCCTTTCTTAAGTCTAAGTTTTGCTTTTTTAATCGCTCCTACTAATGGATTTTCAGTAGATCTACCAAAGCGAATCACTGCCCCTTGCCAATAACCAAATTGGCGCAACCATTCAGGCAAATCATATTTAGACCAGTCTACACCTTGCATGATATGTAATTTTGAATTCACGCTTCATTCTCCTTAAGCACATCTGTTCTTTCACGCGCTAGATAAAGATCAACTTCTTCAAGCAAGGTTTCATAGCGTCTTTTTGCTTCACTACCCAAAACAGAGGCCTCCTTCTGAATTTCCCACGCTTTGTTGTAGTCCTTTTTACTGCGCACAGGCTCATCAGGGTCATCTACAAAACAATTCCGAAAATCTTCAAAGCGATTGATCGACTCTCTATGAACCTGAATCCAATGAATAAACATCATCCCGATTTTGGATAATTCTTCATTACTCACTGTCTTCCCCCTTGAGCGCTTGCTCTAACTTCTTAACCGTGTCAAAACCAATGGCACCTGATAAATACATATTTTCAATTTCGATAATTACTGCATCCACCCGCTTTTGCATCTCGTCACGTTCTTGCTTGATCTTTTTTAAGTGAACTTCATGACCAATCACTTCACCATGATGAGATGCTTTAAGCTCTGTAATTTCTTGATGCAAATCAATAATTGCCTGAGCCTTTACACGGTTTAAGCGTTCAAGTTCTGAAATACGCCCCTGATTGCCTTGTATTGATTTCTTAAGCTCATCCGTCTTTTTGCATTCGCGCACATAAAGATCATCTAATGACTCAGCAACAAACTCGTATTCATCCCTTTCTGAGGCAAGTTTTCTATAGTGAGAGATAATGATCTTTGCAAGGCCGTTAGCTGCCAATGCATCCTCATCTGCTTTAATTGCTGCTTCAAAGATTGAGAACACACCCAATAACATGACAACCCATGTCAGCCATGATGGATGACCATTGACATATGAAACAGCAAAAAGACTTGCCAACATTCCAAAAATGGCAATTCTCGCAAAAACCAAATCAAGGTCGGGTTTAATTATTTTATGGCTCATGCTTTGCGCTCCCACTTATTAGAACGGTAAAAAATTAGGTATAAAGACAACAAAAATTGAGTTAAATGAGCGAACGCCAGATACTTACCCCCATCAAATACAGCCAGAGCCGATACACATAAAAAGAAAAAAGTGATATCCATGAAAGCCAAAGAAAAACGAAATTTAGCTCGTTTACCTGAAAACTGGTGAAGCTTTGCAGCTAATGCAGCCATAACCAAACCGAGAAAAGTTGCAACACAAACAACGGTCATAATGATTAGGAACGTTTTCATTCTGCTGCCACCTCAATTGCCTTAAATTTACAAACATCCAGAAACTCCTGAACGCGCACACTCCCTCTTTTGCCATGTCGATTTTTGGCAATAATCAGTTCAGTGACCCCAAGAGGTTGTAGTGTCTTATCATCAGTGAGCGGATTAACGAGAATAATTTGATCCGCATCTTGCTCGATCTGCCCTGATTCCTTAATGTCAGAAGCTTTCGGTTTCTTACCTTTTTCTGATTCACGATTTAATTGAACGAGCGCTACAACCGGGCATTCAAACTCCTTAGCCATAGATTTAAGTTCACGACTAATAGAGCCAACTTCTTGAAAGCGGTCTTTTTTGCTTGGATCTCTTACAAGCTGAAGATAATCAACAATGATGCAGCCAAGTTTGGTGCCAGCTTTGGCAAAACGGCGCTTAGCTCTCCTTGCATATGCTCTTACTTCACTAATGCTTGGTTTTTGCTTTGGCTCTATCCATATAGGCAGATCGCTATAAACTTGTTTGTAATTTGCATATTCCTTTAGCAGCCCATCGTAAAGTGTTGCATTGTGTAGGTTGCTGTATGGAATGGAACTAAGTGAGCTAAACATACGATTAGATAGTGTTTCTTTGTCCATTTCTGCTGATATGAAAAGAACACCCTCTTTTTTAAGCATTGCCGTATCAATTGCCATCATTTGGGCTAAAGTTGACTTCCCAGAACCGGGACGTCCACCAACTACACAAAAATGACCGTTTTGTACGGTTCCTAACATCTCATCTAGTGTTTTAAGGTTGAACTTAACACCCGTTGTTTCGTCTCTGCTCTGCTTTTCAAACTTGTCAATCATTTGCTCTAAGGCACTATCGAGAGCACTTCCAAAACTTGCTCCCATATCTGCATCATCCGTCTTATCTACTTGCCCAAGAAGATTTTCAGCCTCAGCAAATACATCAGGCAAAGTTGTATCTTTCGCCATTGCAGCAATACGTAAACCAATCTGCTCAATTCTTCGATGTGTTTTGAGTTTATTTAACTGAGTGACATAACTTTCAGCGTTGTAAAAACTACTCGGCGCATCTTGCATAAGTTGAATTAAGTATTCTTCCCCACCCATCAAATGCAAAACGTTTTTGCCTTTTAGGTAGTTACTCACCATTACCACGTCATACGGACAATTGCTTTCTGATAGCTCTACGATTGCCTTGTATATTTGTTGATGACGATCTGAGTAAAAACACTCTGCATCCAATTCTTGACCAATTGTCTCTAGTGACAAAGCTGTAGTCATTAGAGCCGCAAGAACACATTGCTCCATGTTCACATCATGAATATTTGAACTAAACCCCATTACCATCTCCCTTCAATTACTTTGTATTGAGTGGGTGCTGGTTGCTCATCCTCAGTTTGAGGCTGGGTAGCAACCTGAGCTGGATTAGACATGGCAAGAAAGTGATCAAGCTTGGTTGCATCGCGGCAAATTAGCGTTAGATCAGTATGATTGCCCTCAATATGGAATTGAGATTTAGAGCACCCAACAATAGCTGTCTTGATATCTTCAACCGTGTAACCCTCTTTGAGTCTTGCTTGAATTTTGGATTTGCGCTGGTTATCAAGAATGGTTCGATTATTCTTGTTAAACGTCACTTTCCAAAACTCGAAAACCTCATGAATCTCATCTTTGAAATTCTCTTTTGGCTTTTCAGCTGGCACAGGTTCGCCGTTAGGCGGACATATATTATTTTCTTGGTTAGATGGTTCGTTGGTTAGATGGTTAGATGGTTTAGGCTTTATTTGGGTTTCTTTGGGTTTTTCTGGGTTTAATTCGATTTCATTTGGGTTGTCTTGGCTTTCATTTTTAAAGCCAGAATTATCAAAATCATTCCCATTATTACCAGAATCATTTTTTGGGTTTTTCTTTGGGCGACCACCTTTTTTGCCATTCTCTGCTTGTTTAGCAAGGAAGGCTCTATACTTTTCAAGCTCTTCTTTAATGTGGTTTTGAATATAAACCCCATCCTCATTTAATTTGAAAAACTTCTTAAGTACAAATTTAACAGCGTCAATTTCTTCCTCAGTTTCCGCCCATACCCATTCAATAGCCTCTTCAAGCGTTGGGAACGATTCACGGTCGTAACAGGCATCCATGAGCAAGTTATAAACCCCATGCTGCAAAATGTTTAATCTTCCAGCCTTGCGGTAATAATCACCAATATTTCGCTCGTAGTAGTGCATTACAACTTATCCTTTGCTCTTAGACGGTTGATTACAGCGCTCTCAAATCGATTCAAAAGTGCATATAGGTGAGCATGTTTTTGCAGGTCCGCTATAACCTCCCCAATTGGATGGGAAGTTTTGTTGAAATCTTTTTGAACGCCCAAAGCCTTTTCAAGTTCTTTGCGAGATTCCTTGTACTCAGCTATTGAGTCTGCATATGCGTCATGATCAATTTGCCATTGAGTAAGGACTTGATCCTCATCATCATATGGGCTTGCACAGTCTGAATTTTGTGCTAAGATTTGTTCATTCATTTTGGTTTGCTCCAAATACGATATTCAAACCGCTATCTGTTCCAGCAGATGGCGGTTTTTTTAATTTGGGCTTGATGCATCTTCCTCATCAAACTCTTTTAATGAAGGGCATAAGTCAGAAGCCTTAAACTTGCCCTTAGTCACCCTTTGTGCCCTCATGGCTACCGTTTCCGACATTCCCCAACGCCCATTGATGTACCCGCTCATAGTGCATTGAGTAACTCCAATAGCCTTTCCGGCAGCATCTTGTGAGCCGAAGTGATCAGCAAGTTGCTGGAAAATATTTTTCTCCATGTTTCTAACTCAATTTATTAGGATCAATTGAATAATATTAGTATCCAAATATTTTAGCAAGACTAAATGCAGTTGAAAAATAATTAGAACACTAATAAAATGCATCGAAATTGCTGGAGAGCCACAAATGGAACTCAAAGATCGATTAAAATTAGCTCGTAAAAATGCGCATATGACTCAAAAGGATTTGTCTATCAAAGCTGGAGTAAGTCAGGCAACCATTAGTCAACTTGAGTCCGGGCTAATGAATTCATCAACTCACCTTCCAGCTATTGCTAAAGCATTAGATGTAGATGCTTTTTGGCTCCAGACAGGAAAAGAAGACTCAAAACAAGAAACTTTATCCAGATTATTGATCCCGGTTGATACTTGGGATGAAGAAACACCTTTAAATCTTGATGAAGTAGAAATTGCTTTTTATAAAAATTTGCGTCTTGCCTGTGGGAATGGAACTATTGCAGAAGTACGTGAACAGGATAAAAGTGTTTTGAGAGTACCAAGACAACTTGTTGATAAATTAGGGGTTTATAGAGATAAAGCTTTTTCAGCACTTGCTGAGGATGACTCAATGAAACCAACAATTAATGACGGCGATATCGTTTTCGTTGATGAAAATAGAAACTATATAAAAGACGGAAAAGTATTTGCTATTGAGCATGGCGGCTTATTCAGATGCAAGCGCCTTTACAACCTACCTGATGGTGGCGTAAGAATTGTAAGCGACAATAAGGAAGAATATGGTGAAGAGAGACTCACCAAAGAGCAGATCATTGCCCAAGGTTTTAGAGTTATTGGGTGGATATGGAAGATTGATAGAATAGAAGTCTGGTGAGATTCAGAAATCCAAAGACCCGCTTATATGGCGGGTTTTTATTTGTCTTGTAAAAATTATTCGAATAATTATAAAAAAATATTAGGATACCTATTGACCTAAAATATAGGGATGCTAATATTCAGTTATTCCATTGCGGAAAACACGAAAAGCCCCAACATGTGGAGCTAATCTTAATTAGTAAATTTCTCTCTCCCCTACCAAAGCTTGAGAGCTATTTACAAGTGTATTTTTACGGGTTGAATTATGAACCAAATTGCAAATATTAGTCAACTAGAAGTTGATTTAGTGGATCACTTTGATGCTGTTTGCTTGGCGAAAAATGATCTTAATTGGGCTTTATACGCTATTCGCGAAATCGAGGAAAAAGTAAAAGCCTTAAAGCAAGAAGCTGCTAAGCATGGTATGTGTGAGGCTTGCTTTTACAGCTTAGAGCAATTCACTGGAATTCTTAATTACACAATGACACTTCGATCTGACTACTGGGGAAATGAGGAAATGCGTATTCAAAAACAATTAGATGGGAATGGGGAATAATCATGCGTACTAGTTCACAACTTTTTCCAGAGAATAAAGACACTTCAGTAACTAATGATATGGCTGATATTCATAGCTTGGCTGAGGATGATTTGCGCGATACAGAGCTCCTAATCCGAATGGCGATAAAAAATCTAAAGCAGGTAATTGAAGTTGAAAAACTTTTTGAACCGGTTTTTGCCGATGTGTTTAGAGCACTTCGACTTGCAGAGGAAAAAGCTTGCGAATCTGCTTATTGGCATGGTGCGGAAGCATCTCAATTAACTGGCGGTGGTAAGTATCAACGCACAGCGGTTAAGGCTTCTGGGTCATCAGAAGCTCAGCAAATTAATCAAGATTGCTTAGCCCCTGCAAATTCTATTATTTCCAAAACATTCATTAATAATTTTCAGAAATTGGATATTAACGGTTTTCCAGAAAAGAGACGTTTAAGCATTCCAGAAGAAGGTTTTAAAAATGACGGACGGCGTTAATTACGCCGACCTCTCAAGTGAGGTGAAATTCGAGGCGTTTCTAATATGGCTTATAAAGATTGGGTATCGCGGAATTGTTAGACCTTGTGGGCGCATGGAATTTTACTGCGTCACAGTCAACAAAGCTTTTCCAAGAAACGTGCATATCACGTATGACAGGAAAATGAATAAAGCAGCTACCCAACTTTTTAAAGAATTTGAAAATCATTTAAAGGCGTGATCATGAAAAAATTGAATAAAGTGCTTATTAGCTACCAAATTGAGCAGTTCAAATTGCATTGCTTGAAGCTATGGTTTATTGGCGACCTAGCAGCAACTTATAAAGATTCAGATCTATTTGATTACTTCATTCATGATAGTGGATTTGTTTATTGGTCTAAAGAGCAAACTCGTCAACTTTGGGATTTTTGGCAATCTGCACAATCTAATACACCAATTGGAGATTATCCAGTTTACTCAGTTGTTGGTTTAGATCTAGAGGTTAATGAACCACATTTAATAGTGGGTGATGATTATCTGATGGTTAGTGAATGTTTTCATACAAATGATGCTGATGAAGCACAAGAAAAGTTTCGACAATTTAAAAAAGCTTTTCCTAAGGCAATGGTCACAAATAACGCCATTATTTCATTGGAGTACTTGGGTATTGAGAAGAAGCGACTTGAAAAAGAGCTTGGCATGACTAATGGAGGCTGGTGAGATGTCTAATCAAGAAGAAAGCAATATCAACTTAAGCTTTGAGCAAGACAATGGTGCGGTTTGGGTATTTGCAGGTGATAGCCAATTTGGCACCGAAATCAGCCATTTAATGATGATGCATGCAGATGAATATAGCGAAGATGAATTACGTGTTATTTGTCACCATGCAGCATGTGAAATTGACAGACTTAGAGCAGAGCTAGAAAAAGCCAAAGCTCAGACGGTGCCAGAGAATCACATTGTTGTACCAAGAACTAGAGAAGTTGTAGTGGCAATTGAAAAGATAGTTCAGCAGCAATGTGATGCCAGTGGAGTACAGGAACCGCTTCACAGATTGGATGGGTGGAGAATCCTGGAGGAAATTGCTGAAAAGGTTGAGGAGATTAAGTGATGAACAATGTATCTGTTTTTAACTTCAATCAAAACGAAGTCCGCACCATTGTAAAAGAGGATGGTGAAATTTGGTTTGTTCTTTCTGATGTTTGTAATGTTTTAGAGATTGGCAATCCAAGTGATGCAGCACGTAGATTAGATAATGATGAAGTTACCCTCGATAATATCGAGGGTAACCACAGACCAACTAATTTAGTTAATGAATCTGGTCTTTATTCTTTAGTTCTAACAAGCCGTAAACCTGAAGCTAAGCAATTTAAGAAATGGGTTACTTCTGATGTATTGCCAAGCATTCGTAAAAATGGTGGCTATATTTCAGGTCAAGAAAACGATGATCCTGAAATCATAATGGCTAAGGCTCTGCAGGTCGCTAATAATGTGATTCTTCGCAAGACTCAAGAATTACAGCAAGCTCGGGCTGAACGCGACCATGCTATTACAACCAAAGCGGAAATTGGTAGCCGCCGAGAGGCTACAGCTATGGCAACCGCATCTAAATTCAAGCGTGAAAATGAAGACCTGAAGCAAAAATTAGGTGAATCCATTTCTTTCGCTGCGGTGGCCTCAATCAACACAAAACTCAAAACTAACTTTGGAAATAAAGAAGGTCGCCTACTCTCTAAATATAGTCGTGAGCACCATTTAGAAATTAAAAAAGCGACTGTACAGGGTCAGCGCTTCTCCGAAGTAAATTCATATCACCGAGATGCTTGGCTTGCAATTTTTAACATTGATTTAACCTCAGTTTTTGGAGCGTAACTATGAAACAGCCATCTAAACTTATGTGTCAACTAGGTTCATTATCTCGTGGACTGGATAAAGAAAATTCAGAGTTTGAGCCAAAATCACGCGATAAACTCGCTTTAAAACTGAGAAAGGTTGTAAAGAGCGCCCAAAAGCTCGAAGCACAGGAGTTTGATTTGTTCTGTCGTATTAATGGGGCAAGGGATATTGTTTTGGATCTTATGGATGGCTTAGGTCTTAAGAAAGGCGCTGAGATTGAAAAGCAATTAATTCTTATTCTTGAGGCATTGGATGGTGTGGAATGACAGAAGTTAAATTTGTTTCTATGCCTGCATCCGAATTGGCTCAGGTCATCGAAAAGGCATGTGAGAATGCAGTAACTAAAGTTTTAGCAGCCCAAGGCGATGAGCTGCTAACCATATCAGAACTTCAAAAAAGGATACCCGGCTTATCTTGGCATATATTTGACAAGCTTCGGAAGAAACATAAATTAAAAGATATAAGAGGCAAATACTCTCTTACGGCTGTGAAAGCCTTGCTGCAATCTGACTAGACGTTGGATTGTAGTAAACCATGGCGCGCTTAGGGTCCGTCCAACCAAACATTTTACATAGATCAAGCAAAGGCAACTTTGGCGCAATGCGAGTTGCAGCAGTATGGCGGGTATCGTGAAATGTAAAATCGTAGAGTCCGGCTTTTATTCGCGCCTTCATAAAATCTGCACTAGCATATTTAGGTTCATAGCTGAATACTCGACCTGATTTTTTAACCCCAATACCTATAAAAATATCCACGGCGATAACGTTTAAAGGCACTTCTCTTGGTCTGCCGTTTTTAGTCGTTTTCAATACTAAGTATTGTTTATCTAAAAATATCCGTTCCCATTCTAATAAACAGATTTCACTTAATCTCATTCCTGTTTCGAGTGCGATTAGAAATATGCTTTTCAACTCATCATTTAAGAAAGGTAATAGGGTTTCTATTTCAAAATCAGAAATGACTTTCTCCCGATGGTTACTTGCTTTCGGCAACTTTACGCCATCCATAGGAGACGAAGATAACCAAAGTTTTTTATCAATACACCAACTAAACATCCCTGAAAGCATAAGAAGTTCACGCCTAACGGTAGCAGGCACTACCGATTCAAGTCGATATTCTCTGAAATTTACAAGAAACTCTTTATTGACTTCCGATAAAGAAACATCAACATTCATTATTTTAATGAACTGATTTAATCGAGTTACTTCTTTAACGCCCCCTTTCTTATGGATACTGACGGTATCTCTATACTCTTCGATTGCTTGTCTCAAAGTTATGTGAGTAAAAATTTTTTCTTTTTCATTTTTGAGTTGTAATTCAGTCTCATCCGCCCACGCTTTCGCTTCTTTTTTAGTATTGAATGTTTTGCTTTTAGCCGGATGTGGTTTAATTCTTACAGTTGCTGTTATTCGTCCGTTACGTTTTTGAAAGGTTGCCAT